GGCAATGGAGCCTGTTTCGGTCTGCGCTCCCCAGCCATAAAGGACATCCGTTATGGTTCCAGCAAAAGATGGCGCACGAGTGCTGCCACTTGCGGTTATCAAAACACCCGTAAATCCATTACCAGTTCCTGTGCTATTGCAAGTTGCCGTAAGCCTGCACCGATACCATCCGTTACCATAATTCTCAATACTCGCTGCTCTATTGGTGTCAGCAGCAACATCTCCGCTCACAACCGCAACCGTTCCAAGTTGAAGGTCAAAATTGGCATAGCCTTCTTGCGTAAATCTTGAGGCTGGGTAAGTTAATTGAACGTACCTTCCAGCATTACCTGTTCCTTGCTTAAAAAAAGCACTTGATGTATAGACCGTACCACTTGTGAAACTTAGAGAATTATCATTTCCAACTTTTAAATGAATTGCGCTTCCGCTCGTTGGACTGATTGCATTGGCCGTGTTCGTACCGTACGGGTCAAGTGTTCCCGTGGTTGCTGACACGGTTGTAACGTTTGCCGTTGCATCCGAACGCCATCCACTCGCAAGCCAGTTTTCGCTTTGTACGACCAAGTTGGACCCACTCGGCTCCACCAAGAGTGCAGGGCATCCACCGCCAAGAGGATAGTCCAACCTCGGAATCCCCGAAGCCACGACCTCAATCAATCCGCTTGCGTTGACCCTTGTTGCCGTAGTTGCACGGGTAACATTGAAGTCGCCCGATGCACCAAGAATCACACCGCCCGAAGTCGTTGCAACAGGGGTGTAGAGTTTGCCCGTCTTAAATCGAGCAGGCACAAGGATAAGTGATGGGGTCGGCATTATTAGAAATTGTAGATGACTGCAAAGCGATTGAACAGGCATCCATCCACGGCAGCCTCGGCAGCGGTTGCTCCGTCAGCGGTTGCCCTTGCGTTGAACAAGGCCCAAACTCCAGCAGCAACGCCACCTTGGAGCATATTGGTCGGGTAGCCGTAGCCGTAGCCGATAAGCATTACAGGAAGGTGTAACCGATGACTGAACCTGCGCTTGGATTGACGGCCGTAATCTTACCGCCATTGCGTCCTGAAATCACGATGCCAGCGGAAATAGAAGCCCCCGAAAAGTTGTAAGCGGTTAGCAGGTTCTCGCTTCCAGTTCCTGTAAGGGTTGTGAAGGTCGCAGCAGTGTTGACTACAAGGAAGTCGTAGTTCTTGCCGGTAACGGATCCATTGATAAACTCCATCGTACCACCTTGGCCGAGCATTTGTTGCAATATGGGTGTAGGCATTTTTTAGCGTTTAATTGTAAATGTCTTTTAACTTGGAATTTCACAAACTGAATGGCCGTAAGGGATTTCAAAAGTCATCGTCGCCTGCCACCCTGCCGTGCGGTCGTCCCGGCTCTCTACAAAGCGTGTAAGCGATACGCTGGATGAGAGGGTCCAATCCTCGCTTGGGTCGTTTGTAAGCGATGATATGAAGTCCTGTGCTATCTGCAGTTGGTCGCTTAGGACCTCGTCCTCGTTGTCCTGCCAACCCAGCGTAGGGCTGCCTGAAACCACTCCGCCCATCGGCTTAATGGACTCAACTCTATCACTAAAATATACCCCAACCACCAAGTCCAAAGTACCAGCGTCAGTATTTGCAGACTGAACGTCCGCAAAGACCAAAGGATAGACGATTCGCTCACGGCTTGGGGTTCGCAGGTTGATGGTGTTGTCCGTGCCTACCGCAAGCGGGTCGCCCGTCCCGAAGGAGTTTACTTGCGGATGGTTGTTGGCAAGGTCCAAGAGAGCCTGCTTGATTTTTATCCATGACATAAGTCTGCAGTTTCAGTATGTTTTTTTTATGTGCACCCATCGTCAGCAGTCATTACACGCCCCGAATTGACCGTAGGGGTAGGGGTAGTCAAGGTTGCTGATTCCCATCCTTCGGTTGCGGTCCAAGACCATCCCGGTTCGGTAGTTCGTAGCGTTCGGGTAGATGGTATCCAACGCAGACGGAGGCGAGTTCCACAAGGGGTATGAATTGCGGTTCTCCATGAGGTAGCGGGTAATGCGTTCGGAGTACCACTCGGCATCGTTCTTCACTTTGTCGGTCAGCCTTGTGATTTCTTCCATGCTCATTTGGGAGGACTCTTCGCTTGTTCTCCGAACCATTCCTTTGTTCATGTACTTAAACGCAAGGACCATCGGCAACTCGTAGTAGAGCCACTGAATCATAGCCGGCTGGATGTAATCCTCCAGCAGCGTTTGGTTGAGTGCAGAGGTTGAACCGCTGACGACCTGCGTAACCAATTCCCCATACAACGGAGAGCCAACGATTGGCTGAATCCGCATCTCCTGCACCTTGATGACCGTTGGGCGTATCTGCGTATATGATACGTTCTCGTTGATGATGCTATTGTCGAGCAGCGTTTCTTCGCTTATGAATAGTGCCTTCATGCCTTCGTGATTTTATTGCCTTTACGGATAACGAGTTGCTGTTCCCATACGTGCCTGCATTGTGGCCTGTTCACTCCGCTGGGCGTGTGATACCAACCGCCTCTGCGATTCCAAACGGAATATCCCATGATTGCAGAAATCCCGTCGATGTCCTCACGGGTGTAAACCTTGCCCTGCCCGGCTAAGTCAAGCATAACCTTGCAGAACTCACGGCTGGAGCCTTTGTCCTTGTTGCTGAAACCTGTGGCCCATGCGTACTTGTAGCGGACCTCCAGTACAGGCTCTGCAACTTCCTTCACGTTCTTTGGAAGGTTCTGCTCGGCAATCTTGTCCACGGCCCTGCTGATTGGGTAGCGGTCTTTTGTGATTAGGTAGGCGACACGCTTGGCGACCTTCGCCTTGCTGACCCCGAACTCCTTTGCCATTTCTTCAACGCTGGCTTCACGGTTCTTCTTGCGGTAGGCTTCAATCTTCTTGTCAAGTTCAACCTCTTCCTCGCCCAGTTCGGCAAAGGCCAAGCGTATGTTTTCGTCGATGTTGGCGTCGAACCGCATCGGCTTGGAGTGCATCACATGGTAGTCGTCTGCATGGCATCCGAATTTACTTGCAACCACTTCCAAGACCTTGAACTCCTCGTCGCCCCATCCGTAGTCCTCATCGTCATCTTGGCCCCATTGAGGCTCGCTGAACTCTTGGGCCTGCACTCCGAGCATCGTGTCAATCTCTTGGGCTGATAGACCGAAGCCGGCTGACAACATGGTACGAGCCATTTCAAGAGTAATTTTCTCTTGCATATACTGACGCACGATTCTCATCAGGTTTTGATATTCACGGCCCGATAGTTTCTTGATGTTCTCGTTTGATGCCAAGCCTTGCGGTGCAGTAGGTTCAGGGCTGACCTCTACGGCTGCAGTTGCTCCTGCAAGACCCGAACCCTCTGCCTTTGCAGGCAAGGACACCAAGGCTCTAATTTCGTTGGCTGACATGGATTCCAAGACCTTGTTGGCAACCAACGGAGAGAGTGAATTGATAGCCGTAATAACATCTTGGACGCTTGATTCGGTCTTGATTTCAATCGGTGGCAAGCCTGCTTTCTCACGCAGTTCTGCGGGGGTCATGGCTTGAAGGAGAGCCTGTTCGCTCAACTGCTCCGTGATGGGGTTGGTAGGAATCAACTCCATGCCTTCCACACCGTTGAAAGACCCCAAGTAGTTTATCATCCTTTCGACTTTCTGCACCCGGTCGTTGACGTAGGTGGCCTTAAACAACTCGTAAGCCTCTACTAATTCAGTCCTTCCTCCGAGTTGACCCTCCGTTTTGACACCGAATAACGATGGATTCGTTACACGGTGTGCGATAAATATCTCTTGCTGGATTGATTTGTTTAATACCTCGAACTGCTTATCCATATCGGACGGAGTGAGCGGTTCAAGTGTCGGGGCCTTGGCTGCATCGTCGTTGAAGGTTACAACGAAGCGACCAGCGTTATCCGTACCGCTGAACTTGCGTTTGATTTGCCTTTCGATGTCGCCCTGTTCTTCGGGGGTCGGGATGCCGTTGTTAAAGTTGATCAAGTAACCGCCCCAAAAGTTGTTGCGTAGGTTGTTGTTGTGGAAGTTAGCCACTTGCACGTCTGCTTCAATCCAAGCGTTCCCTCCGATGTATTCTGGGAGAGGGTAGTGCTTCACGCCTGCTGCGTACACACGATAGTAAAACAACTGCTTTCCGAGGCGATTCTCCGGGTCGAAGGCAGGAATCTTTTCGATGTCCCCTATTTTGGGGAAGAGTTGCATCATATCATCGTTGTACCAGTCGGCGACTTGGAACATCTTTTCTTCCTTGTCCACCCTGATTTTCTCAAACGGGACGTGTTCCATCTTGGCGATGGTCCCAAGTTTGGACCAAGTAACCGCAACCGCAAAGCCGTTGAATAACTCCAAGTCCAAGACCAGTTTCTCCGTGATGTCGTTGAGATCCTCCGTGCTGGAAAGTCCGTCGAAGAACTTAATGAACCGGGCTTGTTGCTCCACGGTCAAGTCATCCCCTGCCTGCCATCCTCCGCCCATGATGTAGTTCACCTTGCCGTTGACAATAGCGTTGTGCTTGCTGCTCCTGCGATAGTTGTCAAGGAGGTAATAAGGGTATTCGTTGGCAAAGCCGTAGGTGATGTACTTGCCGGACCTGTTCTCCAGCATCACGG